GCGCGCTGCCACCGGCGACGTTTGCACCCATGGACAGGACCCGTAAGCGTTAACGGGCTAGTTCCGAGCCAGCGTGATGGGACAGCCATATCCGTGATAATAACAGCCGCTAATAACGGGCGCAATGCAAAAAACCGGAGAGTGTAGGAAGTGTATAAATGTAGAGCTATTCCTAGAGGCTATGATCCAGAGAATGAATTTTTTAGAGAACTGCCTCTTATAAATTATACACTTTATACACTAACTACATAACTACATAAAATCACTACGCTTTTTAGTGTAGGATCGGCCTTTTTATCCTACACCAATCATACACTCGGTACAGCGCCAGCTCTAAAATCGATCATACACTTTATACATACTACACTATCCTACCCTACACTTCGTACACTCGATCGTTGTCCTACATTTCCCGACACTACACTTTGTGCATGCGCTTGACGCGCGGGCATATGACCGCGTATAACGGACAAATGGCGCGGTTAACGAACGAGAATGTGGCCTTTTTGCGGCGCGAGGTAGCCGCAGGCCGCTCGATCATGGACGTGATCAAGAGTGAGGCGCGCTTTCACGGAGTGGGCTACACCACGGCCCGGCAAGCGGCCACGGGAGAAACCTGGGGGCACGTTCAAGAACCGCCAGTCGATACCAGGGATGCACCTGAGCGCGACGGCCGGCGCAAGCTCACGCCCGAGCAAGTAGTACGGGCACACGAGCTATTCAACGCTGGAAAGAGTAAGCAGTCGATCGCGGTTGAACTGGGTGTCGGCTATACGACGATTCGCGGAGTGTTGCCGGCTAAACACCGCAAGCGAACCTGAACACACGGGCAGTCTTGACAAGCCCGCTAATAACGGGCAAGGTCGCCGCATGGATCACATCGACATTACATTTCGACAAACCGTTATTATTCTTTTGGGTGGTGTAAGCACGTCGCTAATGGAGTGCTCAAGGAGCGAAACATATACTCGCAGTCAGTGGAGAGCGTTGACGCAAAACGAGCGTGATGGGGCACTGAAGCGATATGACGCGTTTCACCGTATCGTGCGTCGGCCATAGCTGTCGTTAACGGCCAGAAGGATAACCGATGACAATCGAAGAACAAATTGCCATGGCGTTGGTCTCCGGCTAGAAAGGCAAATCGTCCTGGTACTGCGGCTGGCCCTGCTGGCCCTGCTGGCCCTGCTGGCCCTGCTGGCCCTGCTGGCCCTGGCCCTGGTACTGCGGCTGGCCCTGGTACTGCGGCTGGCCCTGCTGGCCCTGCTGGCCCTGCGGCTGGCCCTGCGGCTGGCCCTGCGGCTGGCCCTGCGGCTGGCCCTGGTACTGCGGCTGGCCCTGGTACTGCGGCTGGCCCTGGTACTGCGGCTGGCCCTGGTACTGCGGCTGGCCCTGGTACTGCGGCTGGCCCTGGTACTGCGGCTGGCCCTGGTACTGCGGCTGGCCCTGCTGGCCCTGCGGCTGGCCCTGCTGGAAGCCTGGGTCGAGTGGTGTCGCATCAGGTAACCTATCGAAACCGGGGTATTCCAGGCGCCATGTACACCGGCCGTAGACGTTATTCTTTTTGCTCACTTCTTCGTGTACTTCACAGTAAACGATCGGATCTGTGGCGATCCAAGCGGCTGGGTTGTTGAGCATCTCGATCACCCGTGGATCGTCAGAGCCAGTGAAGCCATAGCCGCGCAACGCGGCGCCTAACCGTGCCTTCTGCGTCGCCGGGTATTGGCCACCTTGCAGCCAGTACGTATCTTGCACAAACGCTCCTGCCGCGTAGCCCATGCCACGTGGCGCGAGTTTCTTCGCAGCCTGGACTTGAAACTCGAAATACACTGCAGTTCTGACCGTACCCTCTTCTTTGTTCTCGGCCCTGAACGAGTTAAGATCAGTGGCTCGCAGCCGGTACACGACACCGTAGAACTTGCTGAGTTTTGGGTTGCGGTTGTTGTCAGGCTCCGCAAAAGCCTCTTGGACAAGAGCACGCATATCCACGTGCGGCTGGCCCTGCGGCTGGCCCTGGTACTGCGGCTGGCCCCAGCCCTGCGGCTGGCCCTGGCCCTGCGGCTGGCCCTGCTGGAAGCCCTGCGGCTGGCCCTGCTGGAAGCCCTGCGGCTGGCCCTGGTACTGCGGCTGGCCCTGCTGGAAGCCCTGCGGCTGGCCCTGGTACTGCGGCTGGCCCTGGTGAAAATCACGTGGCTGAAAGTTGCTCATGCTTGCGTGTTCCTTAGTCCTTGCAAAAGACGTTGTGGTTCCCTGGATTGCAATTCCAGATTCGTAGCGCGCTCGATAGCGCGATCAAAAGCTTTTTCGTGCATTTCTGCGTGAGTATATACCCACGCTGTAACGGGCTGTGTTTGCCCTGTACGATGATTGCGACCAAGTGATTGTTGCCAGGCTACAGGCCTGCCCGGAAATTGCAGGTACACAGCATTTGACCATGCTTGTAGGTTCAAACCTGTACCGTGACTCGGCCTTGACAAAGCGATCGGGCGTGCAAAGTTTTTACTAAAGCTCTGACCACTAAACACCGTTTCCATCCGCTGTGCAAGAGCAAAAGCAATAGCGCGGTCCTCATACCAGATGATCGCGTTATGCTCGCGCGCCAGCGCTACAGCGTGCTCGATCAAGTAGTCGGAAATCCACACGGGGGCAACATCGGGGCATGGCTTATGAAGGTGCTGTGTCCAGTCACACCATGCACGCTCGAGCGCAGTACGAGGTTTGCGCGATTCCATCGCGTGCCTGACACTGTGTGCGATCAATAACTCGCTGTCATATCCCGGCGCGCGATTGTCCTGCAATTCACGAGTTACTTGGCGTGCCCACCCACGCCGCGCAAATAACCACTCGAGATCAGGCGCATCTGGCCAGATCCACTCATAGTAGAAACCGCTCTCGCATCTACGCTTGGCCACCGACAAACTCGACGCGGATAATTGTGGCTCCTGCGTTGGCACTAGCTCGCCGGTATCGAAACGACGCTTAGCGGTACGCACTATGTCGGGTACGTTAACATCATAGATGCGATGTATGATCAAAGGCACGTCACTGAACTCGGAGAAATCCGTAATGGTACCGGCGCAATCACTGAGCTTGTCCACGAACCAGCCAGCAACACGCTGTTTGCGTGTTTCTATGTCGAGGCACCCAGTCACGATAGAGGCAACAGGATTCCAGTCCCCAGTCATAGGTGTGCCCGCGAATATGTTCTTGAGCGACGTGTACACCTGCGTTCCTTCGTGCGGTAGTGGCGACCACTCGCGGGTAGCTATCTCGGCCAAGTGCGCGGCGTCTACCAGGTATTCGCCGAACGGCGTACCTGTGAGCATGATGATCGGTACTTCTGGGTGCTTGTGCGCGAACTCGTACACACGGCTAGTGCGAGTGCTCGGGCGTCCACCCTTATCTAGAGCACGTAGGTTGTGGCACTCGTCGAACGCGATCACGATCCGCCCGGCATGTTGCTGGTACTCATTCTCGAGCATGTACGCAGAGCGCTTTATAGACAATTCGCTGTAGCTACACACCCGCGTCGGCTGCAAGTAGTACTGCGTCGACAGGAAGCGGAGCTGTTCGTCCATCTGTGCTCGAGCGCCATCGCGTGCAGAGCCTTCGGTGAACACAAGCACACGGCTAGCGCGCAACACAGCGCCGGACAGCAGCGCAACGTACGATTTGCCACGTCCTATTCCTAGATAGATGTTACCACCGGTGCAACGCGCGATCTGTAAAAGAGAGCGCTTCTGGATCTCGAACAGATCTACGGAGCATCCCGGGCGCCGCAGTGGCGCCTCGAGTGCGTTCCACTCAGTAGGATTCCAGGCCTCGCGTGGGATGTTGGCTATGCGCTGGAGTTCGTGGTTCATAGCCTGTACTCCTCGCCCAGATGCACGATCGGATCATATGCTACGAGCGTTCCATCTGGCAGTGTTTTCATTTCCGCTCGCTTGCTCCAACGCAGTTGCGCAACGGGGCTTGATTTGCTTCGCACGTGCGGAGTATACCGCTGTGTTACCTGCGTCATGATCTCGGCTGCGCGATAACCAGCAGCGGTGAATGATGGCCCGAGGGGGATCTCAAGCAGGTTTTCATCGTGCACCATGGCCACAGGGTACGAGCCCTTGAGCGACGACCGTATATCAGGGTGGTAACACTCGCGAGCAATCTCGTACGTAGCGTGCTTGACGCCGGTTGCTGTGAGCGTCTGGAAGTTATTGTTACATGCTGCCCCATCACGATCGCCCACGTAACGAACCCAGCCTGTTAGCGGATGCACGTACACACCGTTATTTTGCGCGACCCTGGCCATGGTCCATTCGTTCAGGATGCCAACCTCAGGCATGGCTTGATCCCAGCGGTTCATATACGTTCGCGCTTCCGAGTAACTAACCTCGAGACCACGGGTGAACCAGTACGCGATAAGACCACCTATTCCCATCTTTCCAGGACGGCCAAAATTAAGGCCCTTGTACAGCTCGCGCTCTCGCTTTAGCACCTTCTTTGCATCTGGCGGCAACTGTTCGTATACGATACCTTGCGTAGCCGCGATCATCGCCAGGTGCGCATCTTTACCATCGTTGATCCATTGTCCCATGCGGCTTGCGCCCATGACATGCAGGCACATTTCCGACACGCTCACCAGCTCAGCCATATTGAGATCGGCCGCAACGAAAGCGTAACCGGGACGGGGTACGAAACACTCGCGGATCGGCACCTTGTTCGACTGGTTCTGGATGTTCGGCTCCCAGCTACTGACGCGGTTTGAACCAACGCACACCGTGTAATTTGGATGGATCACGTTGCCGTCGAGCCCGAGTATCATAGGCCGCAGGTACTTACCGAGATGATCATCGGCCTGATCGTGGTCGAGTAATGCTTGAAACACGGGGCTGTGTTTGGCTAGGCGCTTTTTCGCGTAGGCATCTACTTGCACGAGTCCTTTACCTGGTGTGCGCGACAATTTGACGCCGGCATACTCAGCAGTTTGCTCGGCCAGATTACGCAACACGGTGTCAGCCTGGCTTCCGTCCGCCCGCACTATACCAGCGCTTATAAGAACTCGTAGCGCTTGCTCTCGTTGTCGTAATAGTACCAAGCGAACACGCTCCCACATGCGCCGGTCCGTACATAGCCCGCGCGCTGATTGGAACTGTAAAGCGAATGCAGCGCGCACCTGCGACGGCATGCCGGAAGGCGCGCTCGGTGGCGTGTATAGGTGCTGTAAAGCGGCGTAGTGATTCCACACGCTGGCAGCGGCGACTATGTCGCGTTTGGCGTATGTGATCGCTTCCTGTGGCCACAGGCTGATGGACACATGGTACAGACTCTGATAATGAAGCTGCGTAGTTCCTTTACCCTTTATGCTTTCGCCCGAGATCGCATGATAAGTGGCCTCCAGTTTAATGCGCTTGTTCTCGGTGAGCGCGCCGCCAGTAGTACCTATGTCGTGCAACGCGAGTGCGATGCTTGCATCGACAACGCGGCCATTGTCCAGCATGTCGAAGATCAGAGGGATCAGGCTGCTATCATGCGCGCACAGGCAGGCGAGATCATAAGCGATGTTGAAACCGTTGATCGTGGCACCGGAAGTGAACAGCCAGCGAAACCAGTCTGATACCCGGCTGTGTGTTATCAGGTGCTGCTCGTGCTCGTTGCCCCATTGCGCGCATACTATCGGTGGCGCCAAGCGGCCGGGTGCTATCGCGAACGTTTCTAGGTCGATGGTTATCATAGTTTAACTAGGCGCCCATTGCATAGCCTATTCAACCAGCGATACCCGTCGCTGTCTTTGTATTCATCAACTAACTGGTGATCAAAGTATAACCTGCCGCACGTAGCGCAAAGGCACAACCCACTAGCACGGGTAAACTCCGGGTAGCGAAAATCGGGTTCTTTGATTGATTTTGGTTTGCTGCTATTCAAAATGGAGCATCCTGGCACTCACGCAGGTGCATCTCCCAGTACATGCGTTTGCGTTCGTGCATTCGTCCTAATACAGTATGTCGTGTGATTCGTTCTCGTGTCCAGGCCTGTACCTCACCCCACAATTCAGCGCGAATATCGTCGAAACGAATTCCGCACAACAGCTCGGTGTAATCCATACCACAATGTGGGCAAGGCTCGGCCGGAATGGGCACGGCTACAGCAGTTTGCCCCCGTGCTTATACTCGCGCGTGGCGTTGTAGGCCATCTTGCGCTCGATCTCGTCCTGCATGTCGAAACCACAGCGCTCGGCCAGGTCCAGTACCCGGATCATAACGTCGGCAAGTTCGCTGGCCATGCCCGCGGGTTTACGAAAAACATTTGAATACACACTGTGATAGCGGCCATTGCGGACATCCTCGCACGCTTCGGACACTTCGGAATGGATCAAGCATAGGTGTGCACACAAGGTCGCCGCTGTCGCGACATGCGTAGCGGCGTAGGGTCTGTTCTCACGTACGAGCAAGGTGGCATCTTCGAGTTCTGGGGTTCCCCAGCCCTTGTTATCTGCAATCGCTTTGGCTTGTTGTTGTAGTTTCCTGAGTGTCGCTCTTGCCATTGTGGTGTCTCCTGTCGAGTAAAAGGCATATGATGTTTGCGCATAGCATGATCAAGCCAGCTGTACGCGAGAAATCCGCTGCGAGCGCTGTGGCGGAAATGATCCCACCCACGGCTAGAACTTTGGGCACCTGTTATGGGATCACAGCCGCGTAATCGCAATCAACGCGCGAGCATAGTCCTTGTTCGAAACCGTGTATGCAGCGTGCTGTCCTCACGATCCATCCGGGACACCAATCGGGTCGGGTGCCGTTGCTGGCGTGTTTCACGACCACGTCTTTCTCTGCTAGGATACGGGCCGTGCAGCGTCCTTTGTCATTACGAAAGCAATTGCTGCAGTTCTGCTCGGCCCCCGTTTCATACCGCCACGACGTACAATCGGCAGGTTTGCTGTATCCACGGCGCACAAAGTGAGTAATATCCTCAGTCTTAGTTTCTGGGCAGTGCCAATACAAACCTGACTCGGTGCAGGTTCGGCGGCTACAGTTGTAGCAACCATCTCTCGGGTTCGGCTTCATCACAAGCGTGGTCCGGTCGCTCACGCTGTGGCGGTTCACTTGGCTAGACTCCGACAGCAGCCATAGCAGCGCCATATCGTCGGCGTGGCGCATGTCCTTGTTCACGAACACGGCTTCCGCACACACTCGCCATATGCCGGTATCGCGGCACCCGGACGTGACCACACGCTTGCCTTTTGCGATGGCGTAGCCGTGCTCTGTGGCCGCACCAAAGGACGAGACAGCAGGCATAAGCAGCCACAGAACGTCGCACTCCCACACGCCGCGCAAGTCGGCACCGGCCGATATACAGCGTGCATCCATCAGTAGGCTGGCGTCAGGTACTGTAGCTTGCTCGATGTCTTTGGTCCAGTCGAAAGTGATCTTGAGCCCTTCCGAGCGCTCGACCATGGCGATCACACGCTTGGCGCGATCCAGCTCCTTGCTACTTGCCGCTACGTATATTCGCATCTCTGCATATCCTTTCCATTAGCGCCTCACAGCCGGCGCATAGAGTACACGGCGGGCCACTCTTGGCCGGCAAAACGATGCGTGGCGCATCAGCGTACACACGTCGCTTGGGTGCTTTTTGCTGGTAATTCTTCCTGCCACGTGTCATTGCTGTCTCACTTTCGCTGAGTAGTAGATACCGTTACTGCGCCGGGTGCTTAGAATCCATTTCAGACCCGTGCGCTTGAGTCTGTGCCCGAATGATCGCAAAGCCAACGGCATGCGCCCAGACTCTATGCAAAATAGCTTGTAGGCACTGTATATGTCGCTCGCAGTTACCCAAAGCTCACCGTCGGCCAAAGGGACCAGCTTGTTGACCGCGAAGTCGGCTGCGCTGTCGTTGTCCTGTTTCCAGCTCTCAACAGCTTCCTTGCTTACAGCCGGTATGGTGTACCTACGGCGAGCCAGGAGATCAGGTAGAGAAGCGATAGCCCACGATATCACGGCATACTTGTCCTGAGCAAGCAAACTCAACACTTGCGATTCAGGCATTCGTATATGCTCTGGTATCTCGTAATCCCACGGCAGAACGATCCAACGCCTGAAAAATCCCTCGGACGTATCGCGTATGCTTGGTAACCTGTTCATCATCCACAACACAGCGGTGCGCGGTTTCCAGTTAAAAGGAGCCTGAGTTATTGGGCGGGCCTGCATCGTAGCCCCGACGATCAATTTCTTGATCTCCTTGGTTGCCTGTACTTCTTTCGCGTTAACTTCGTCCATCACGTTTAGCCGAGAATGCACGATCATGTTGCGATTGTATTCTGTCTCCAATTCGTCCGGCGTAAGATATGTAACCTCGCCTGTATTGAAGAGAGACTCCAAGAACACTGCAAAGGTGCTTTTGCCATTCGCCCCGTCCCCTATAAGCAACAGGGCCTGTTGAAATTGGTACGTCACACCGAGAAGCGCGGCGCCGAGAAACTCCCTGTACGTCTGGATCTCTGTGTCGTCCTTTCGCAGAGATCGCATATAGTCGATAAATATATGTGGTATAGCTTGCGGTTCAAAGTTAGCGTCTATGCGCGCTCTGGCACGTGTGTCGGGCGACGGCTGTACCAGCTCCACGCGCCCGAGATCGCTACGGACGACAATATGGCCATTACGGAAGACCGCACTCGGTGGTGCGTTGTCAAAAAAACCAGCCTTAGTGGAGGCTGTACGGGCACGTTCAACGATGGAGCGCACTCGCTGGTTAGATAGCGCTATCGCGCTAACCTTGGGTGTACCATCCTTGTCAGTGCCTTTTGTGATTTCAGCACCGTCGAGCAAGTGCGCGCAAAGGTTCTCGAGTTCGGCTGTTGGTTTGTTGGCCCAGATCCCTTGATCAGGGCTATACACATACATCTGACCTTGATCGAAGGCTACATCGAGCACGGGTGATAGTTGTGTCAGAAGGAACTCGCCAAGTTCGACATCAGAGCCACGCTCGAACCTATGCGATCCTTGCTCGTATCTGCACACCGAGCGCGCGATCTGCTCGCATTCTTGTAGAGTGAAATCCCCCGCGACCTTGCCCGTGGCCAGACACCCGGCCAGGGTGTAGCGGATCATTTCGTACGATAGTCCCTTGTATCGCAGAAAGCCGGCCACGCTGGTGAGCCACGAATTGCGACCACCCTCGATAGGATCGCTCGTTCGCCAGCTCTCATCCGCGCCCACATGCGTTGGTAAGGGTGATTGTGCAGGCTCTGGGATTTGAACAATAACATTTGGCGAAACTGGCCGATAGCGCTCGTGCAATAACCTGTGGTGAGTGTGGCCAGGTACCCAGGGCAACTTGTAAAGCCGTGTCCAATCACTGCAACTGGTGTCGGGCTGCAGGCCCACTTGCTCGAGCAGACCAAATACGTAACGGCCGGCGCGATTATGAGTGGCAAGATCCATCGGCTGCTCAAGCCCGTATACGATACGGCACCCTTTGTGCGTTTCGTAATACACGAAACCATCCCACGGCGCTGGCATGTTGATTAGTTTCGCGAGCTGTGTCGCGTACCATTGTGGCGTTGCCGGCACGTGGTTTACACCCTTGCCTGTATCGAAATCGAACCACAGCGAAGAAAAACGCACGTACCTGCCCGTTTTCTCTAATTCAGCCGGTGCCTCTTTCCTAAGCCTGTACGTGTGCTTGAGCCATGGGCCCGCAGATCCATCCACCCAAGAGGCTTGCGCGTAAGCCTCCGTGCTATATTGGGTGGTTAATCCCGTAGGCAGGTCAACAGCATAAGCTATCGGCGCTGGTTGCTTGCGCGTATCAGCATGCTGGGGTGGCCAGGAAACTACGAATTTCCCGGGTATGACGGTGAAGGGGATCACTAGCTGTGTAGACGGGCAAGCGTCCTCATAGATTCGCCACAAATACAGAATGATTTATCCGTGCGCGGTTGTGGTTGCTGTGATGCGGTAAAACAGACCAGTGCCCGTATTTACCCAGCACAGCGGCAGATTCCATATCAAGCACGCTCTCTGCGTCTGTGTAAAGCACAGGGACGTGTGCGTGACATAAATCTGCCAGTATCTTGTGTAGCCTAATCGTGTGTTGTTCGCCCCATTGGCCGTTGTAGTTCCACGTGCCACGATATGGTGGATCTACAAAATACATGCTAGGCGCAGCACCAACGCACCACACCACGCGTGTAGCGTCCATAGCATCCTGCACACACACGCTCCGGAGTGGACCGAGCGCAAAAGCTGCGAGAGCGCGGATCTTCTCCGTGCGCACATTCTGCAATCGCACTAAAGGTGTGTTGAAAATTCCACTCTTGTTGAAGCGCATCAGGCCAGAGTGTGCGCACTGGTTCAGCAGGTAATACGAACCAACAAATTCGATCCCTTCCATATCACAAACACCGTACCGCGCAGTGCCGAGTTTGCGAATTAGCAAGGTGCGATTTTTATTCATCCGATACCAGAACTGTTCTAGTTCGGCAAAATCCCGCGGCTGCATGCCTTGCAATGTTATGTAAAAGCGTATCAGCAAAGCATCGTTATCACTCCAGATCAAAGGTCCGCGGTGACCCTGCGCCATGGCATATAGGCTAAAATGTCCTGCGCCAACGAACGGTTCGTATATGGCCGTGCCAGGGCCTAGCGCAGCCTTTACCATATTCCACAATTTAGGCGCTAGAGTGCGTTTGCTGCCCAGCCAGTGCAGAGGATTTGTTGCGGTCATTTGTCACCATCGAGCGCAGCCAGCACGAGCGCGTAAAGATCTCGAGCTTTTGCTATGCGCTCTTGCATTTCCGAACCCAGCTCGGCAACAACACAGCCGATTCCGTCTCCACGGTTCTGCACCAGCACAGCGCACCCACGGGCAGGTACAGAAATTTCCACTGTCGAGAGTTTGCGCCCACATTGGCACTTTCGTCGCCGTCTGCGATAGCCAGGAGTGACGCGAGAATCTGTGACTATTGTATCCAGGCCGCATGCTGGGCAGGTCACAGAAGCCTCGAATACGCCAGCTCGATCTCTGTAATCAAGTCACCAACATCAGCCAAGCTGTCGATCACGAAACAGCCGGTATTAGGCAATGTCTCCAGTTTTGCTAGCCATTCTAGTTGACTGTGTGTGGGCTTACCAGTTGTGCTTTTGAACTCGATCACGAGCATTCGCCGGTTGAATCCGTAAACGCGCAGAGTATGAGAAAAGAACACAAATAGATCTGGTACACCGGCTGACATCCCGAGAGCACGTGCCTGATTCCGGGCCTGTGGCCCGCGTTTGCCCTCGTTTGGCGGATGAAAGAACACTACCCATTTCTCTGCTGTCGTGCTCTCTAGCCGCACCTGCAGTTGGCGTAGCCGGCCAACGAAAGTAGCCTGGATATCTTGCTCACGCATTGCGTTTCCTTTTCCAGATCAAGTTGGCATTATTAGTCTTTGCCACAGCTCCATCATCGCTGCAACATCGCTTCCCGCGTCATGAGGCTTGTGATTCACGACGCCGTAGCGTTCACAAGCTTCCCTGAAACCGCCAGGTCGCTCTCCATGCCGCATTGACAGAAAACGAGTGATCGATTGCATGTCCACGCACCTATAGGAAAACATTTCCTCAAACATGGTTTGTCCGTAGTGACCACTGCCGTAAAGCGAACGGACGAACGCAAGATCTAGCGCGTAATTGTACGCCACCATGTGCACAGGCTTGCTACCGGACCACGCGCGCCAAAAATCGTGCAAGCGCCTGCAAGCTTCATTGACATTTACGCCGTCTCGAATAACACGCTGGATGTCAATCCCGTTGTATTGCAGTGCTTCTGGATCCACCACGATTGGGGTGTCGATCACGTAGAACGTTTCGATCGTAGCTGGCCCGTGGTAGCCCTGATCCGACAGAAACGCACCATAAGACAGTTGCAAAACGCTGTGCTTTTTGGCGTCAAGTCCCCCGGTTTCGACATCGACAAACAAAAGCTGGCCCTTCACTGTGCACACCAAACTTTCAATGATGCATGCAGTTGCAAATGCGTTAGCATGCACCCTTGCATGGTCCAGCACTGATTATCCCAATCTGGCCAGATCTCACCATCGATCACGATATCGTCGCCTATCCCGTCTTCCGGGAACACGCAACGTTCCTTCAGATAAGCCCATATCGCTACACATGCACCCGGGTGCTTATGAACACGCAAACACTCGAGCATGCCGTCCATGATCGCCAGGTGCTCGCTATCGATGATCAGATGCAGACCCCACGGGTGACGCAAAGCATCCAAGATCACGGCTGGAAGCTCATGCGCCGGGGCAAGATCCTGTACCGGCCAGGCGTCACCACCGGACACGTATGCCCATGCGATTTTATCGCCAGCTTTGATGCACGCTTCTCTGACACCTTGCGCGGCCAGGTTGGCTATCTGGGCCTTCTTGGCCTTTGCCGGTATCTCTACCGCGATTCCGTGTTCACTTTTGAGTTCGTCCACCACAGCCAAGAGCACGTCCTTTTTGCTCTTGGCTTGCGCCCGATGCGCCAGCAAGGCAAGGCTTGCGTCAGCGTGTGCGTCGTAACCCTCGGGCGGGTTGATGAGGATTTGCTGCTTTTGGTGCATGAATCTGTACCACGCGATCCACCCTGGATCGCTGTTGACATCCTGCGCCACGGCGCAGATCTGTTGATATTCACACCCGCCGTATTTCACACAAGCCACGGACAGTGGGCGCAAGTCTGTCCAGTGCCAAGCGTTTGCGAACAGGCGCATCATGCGCGCGTGCTTGTGTAGCAGCGCTTCCCATGCCTCGAGAAGTTCTGTTCCGGTCCATGTGCGTGTAACTAGCAGGCTCTTGTACTTGTCCGGATCGCTTTGTTTGCTGTACAGGAGCGAAAACGTGATCGTGTCGCTGTGAAGCACGTCCGGCTGCACGGCCACGATTGCGCGGCGTACCTCGCTCCTGTGCTTACGCAGCGTCCAATCCACAGCGCGGCCGTTCAAGAGCGGGGCCGCTACTACGCTATACAGCACGCACTGTGGATCGTGTTCGAGTTCGTCCAGCGTCGCGACGTGGTCGAACGTACCTACAAACTTATAATCGATCACTCGCCGGGGCGTGATCACGTCAATATAGCCGTGGAAGGGTCCTATTTGGAAATACGGCTCTGTGGCGATCACGTCAGCCCACTCGGGAAAGTCTGCCGTGAACCATTCCGGTCGAGGCGTAGCTCCTTGTCCCTTCACGTACGCTTCACACTCGGTGTGCAGACGCTTACCTCGCTCAAGCCACGGCGCATCTACATCAGGAACGTACACCAGCCGGGGATCATCAGTCGGCGCGTGCGAGAGATACTTACGTGCGATAACGTATTTTCGATCGCACAGATCAGCCGTTTTTATCGCGCTGGCACTGGTATGTAAAGGAAGCATATGCATAGATTAGCCACGAAGGATGTAATCCATCTTGTCGGCTGATCTGTATTTACGCATCGACTCAGCGTCCTTCAATATTTTCCTGAGCGCTCCCACAACGTCATCTTGTTTGACGCCATCAATGCAATCTTCCCACCCATATCCGAGGCTGACCCCAATCATCCCAATTATTTCGCGTATATTGTCGATGTCTGACACGGCCATTTCTGGCGAAATAGAGTGATTACGCACAGCTCGCGCTGTCTCCACGATGTGCTTGATCATCACTAAAAAGTGCTGGTCCGAAACATGTGTCGCGAAATTGATCTGGTCTTGAAAAATAACATAGAGATCGTCGCGTAGTGCGGTATAACGTTCCGCCAAATCGCATTTGCAGTATATCTCCTTGTTCTCTTTACGCAATGTTTCAACTTCGCGCACCATCCCACCTATGGCCTGGACAACTGCTTCGTGCGGCACATGATTAGGGTGCAACCGCCACTCGTCGTGACCGCAATGGCGGCCGACAATAGCAATGAGCCCAATGTAGCGCGATGCCAGCGCTTTGTAGGCTACGCGATCTGCGGCAACGTCCGCCACAGATTGCACTATGGCGCTATCGCGGATATCGGACTGAGAATTATCAATCGTTACCCACGTCTCTTTGGCCTCGATGTAGTTGGGCAGCTTCCGCTCGCGTGCGACTATCTGTGCTGCCTCGACCACGGTCCCCCAAGTGCATCCGGTGTCGATTCCAAGCACTTCACACAGACGCAGCCGCCAAGTATCACACAGTTCAATCTGGCCCATGACAAACACGAGCTGTTGAGAGTCAAGTTGTTCGGCTCCCTGTACGCCCATATGCTCAGCCACGGCTACCAAATCAGCGTGCATGTCCTTGTGATCGGTGATTTCCTCGCGGAGAGCAGCGACCAAGATATCGTCAATGTTCGGCGTATCAGCTGGGATATCAACGTTGAGTACATCGAGTACTGCGGCACGGAGGTTGTTTCCGTTCTCGTGCACAGGCGTATCAGGCGTAAAACCACGCACGCCAAAATCCACTTCTATTCGCATATGGCGGAGCGCCCTTATCAGAGCGCTCTTGACTATGCCCGTGGTCCAGTCCTTTGCCATCTCGGGGCTTGTACGCTCGCCAACGGCAGCTGTGAGCGCTTTTTGCAGACGTTGTGCACTGAAATATTCACTAAATAGCACTACAGCGCGTGCTGTGATTTCGAGCCACTCGTCAAGCGTGATCCGGCCGCCAGCCCAAGTTTCTTTCACGTCCACGGCCACGACCATCGCAACCGCTCGCGCGAAGTCTTGCGCACGATCGAGTGTGGCGCGAGCTCCGTACCGGCGCACGACGAGGGTTGCCACGAGCGTGACAGCCAAGATGACGAACCCAAATATATAGTCAATGAGCATGTTTCATACCTTGCTTTCTAATTTGGCGATCGTTTTCTTGAGCTGGCGAATTTCTTCGCGCAGTTTGCGAAACATGAGATGAGAGGCTATCTCTCGATCCTTATAGTCGCGCAACACACGCTGCACGTGTGGGTTACGGAGTGCCCGCTTTGCACTCTTGCGATCATCAGAATTTAGGTACTTGGTATCCATTGGAATCCTTTCCGCTTATATGTGGCACAGTGGTACCTACGGCCCAGCTCGAACGGGCAGTGAACCAGGGGTGCTAAATCCCCGATCAGCATGAGCAAGTTGGCATTTTCCCTTGTTCGGGAGTAGAGGATTGCCTTCCCGGCCGTTATCCACTATTCGACCATCTCCCGCTTACTTGCACAGCCGTGCCTGGTTGGCAGGGCCACGTTCCCACATGGATTTCGTGCAGCGCTGTGCGAGTAACTACTCGTTGTACTGGTACGCAGCGCCGTGGAGCCCGATCGTGCGCGCCACGTTGCCTCCTGCAGTCAGCGAACGGCCAAATGCGCCGGCGAACTCGTGAGCGCTGGAAAGCGCTCGGATCAGTACCGTATCCATCGCGTCAGGGCTCACGCCGGCATTATCCAGCGCGGTACGGCAAGCGGACGCAAGAAACTCGGCACACTGCGCGTACTCATACATGCCAGGGCCGTTTGCGATCATCGCCTGGCGCACGACGGCACCGGCCTGTGTCTGCAAACCGCAGGGTTTGATCCAGTCCAGAGCTTCCGTTGCCGTGGCAGCTTCTGCTGTGATACGCAAACCCTCGAGAAGGGCCTGAGAAAACGCGATCGGCGCGATCCGGCTCTCGCGCTCGGTATCGAGCTGCATGTACTTGGTCTGGATATCGGTCTCGATAGCATGGATGCTGGCCTGTACCTGCTTGTGGCAGGTGCGAATCGCCGCGCGATCATCCTCGCTGAGCGTGTACGGACCATCGCTGGTTTCGCTGATTGTGGGAACGGGAACGGTAAGAGGCACTGTGCGGGGCTTGCTGGTTTTTCTCGCCATGATCAATCCTTGATGGTGTCCTGTGACGTTCTGTTGAATAGGACAGTACAGGACATGCACAGAACGACGCAAGGATTTTCTGACCATTTGTTTTATCGCAAGCCCGTTAATAACGGACATACTACAGTTGCGTATACGTGCCCCCGAATGCCTCACACCAGGTTTTGTACGTAGGCAGCGCTATGGTGGGATTCAACGAGTCGAACGCTGGATCGAACAGCACAACAGCCAAATTTCGCGCATCAAGATCCGCTGAAAGCGAACTATAGTTGCCACCCTCAGCTTCAAATACGTAACCAAAAGCCGGGGGCAAGATAGGTCGGATCGCGACAGCTGAGCCAGGGTTTACATTAGGATACCCTGTGCCTAACGCATCGGCGGCAATTCCCGTTGCCCCATACTCGTACATCATACGCAGAAGTGCGCCGCCCACAGCTGCACGAACAACAGGTGCATTTCTGGGCATCGGCGGTTCAATAAATACGAAACCAAACACCGAGCGCTCAACAACGATATCGAAGCTAGATGTCTCGAGATCGAAAACGGCCATGTTAGAACTCCGGGTAAATGGTCAACAGACGATAAGTGCCTGCCTGCGTGCCAGATTGCACATGTAACTGCAGCAAAGAAGGGAAATTGTTGCTGAGAACACTGGCAGCTTCAAGATCGAGTATTATTGTTTGACTGTTTCCTGATCCTGCAGATACTGTTTGTAAATCTGTGGGAGAACCAGTGGTGTTGAGCGGCAGGTAGGTGTTCAAAGAAGGCGTTTTCCGCAATAAACGCAGAATAGCACCACCATTGACATTGTTGACATCGATCAAACGCACCCATATCTTCTTGGGCAAGCGTGACATCGGCAAGGATATATACAACGATCGGCTGGCTTGCGCGACTGTCCACGTATCCGGGTAGGTAACATCATCAGATGGAACAGTTGTCCAGAATTGGCTGAAACCACGCCGTAGATCGATCGGCGTGTTGTGGCCCTGAGCGGCTAAAATTAGGGTGTCTGCCCACAACAACTGCCAAACCGGTGTAGTTGCTGTGAGTGTGAGGAGCAGGGGATGACCGTCCCCTTGATCCTGCACTAACGCAAGTGCTCCCAAATCAGCAGCGTCATACGGACCAACATCGCTAGCGACAGACAGAATATCAGCAAACACTTTGCGAAATGGAATATGTAATTCACCAACGGTGAGGGTTCTGTGAAATATTTCGCTCATGCGATAACAATATCCCCGCTTGTGGTTATGATGAAATCATAATCTGTGGACAGTACGAGGTTATTTGCACCAAAACCAACACCTACCAGTTGCTGGTAGACGTCGGCACACACTGCCTGATCAAGACTTATGGCTTGCTCCCCTGGGATGTATGCCCACAACGCTATATCCATACCAGCAGAAGCCAGGCGCTGTGTACCTAACGACATCGGGATTTCAGTAGGGTTAGCACCACCACCTAAGCTGCCAACAGAACCTGCACCTAGTTCGCTGAACAATTGCCATTGGGCAGCTCCTGCGTCCGCCACTACAGCTAACACATGCCACTGGCCATCGTTGTACGGACCGTTTAGGATTGTATCGAACGTACTTGCACCAGAATCGGTCATGCGCGCCTGTACACCGGCGCCGGCGTTTGTAAAGAATATCTCGAGCCCGCGAAAATCTGGTGTGCCGTTTCGCCTCTTGCCAAATACGTTATTAAGACTGTTGGCAGGATTGCTCGAGCGCATAACCCATATCCAGCCCCATGTAGTACCAGCATATCCGAGCACGCCCGGATCCGGAAATTGCCACGCTGTACCATCGGCTCGCCCCAATTGAAACATCTTGGACGTTAATAAAGACGGCTGCAAACCCAGGGCATTTTGAGCATCGATAGCTGCATTCAGTGGAACAAGTTCGCTTTCTGGTAAACCTGCGACGCTATCTTCCTTTGTGCCTGGCCAGTAATGGGAAGGAGCCAAGCCTGTCAAATTCGTGAATGCTTCAACATCAGTGCCTGTAAGTGTGTATTCAAAGTTGCTCGACACAGGCACAAAACCTGCTCCGTCGGCAAAATCACGCTCAACCCGAAATATAAACTTGTTGCCCTGCACAAACTCATCTGGATCGAACCCAAACACAGCATCAAGCGCGACAGTACCAGAACGTGCTGTGACAACATATGTGGCGTTCTCTGTGAAGGGTTCGGAAGCCAGCAGTGCGCGCTCAACGTACAAGCGTGCTGTCCCGTCCACGTATGTCCAACGGATCAGGTTTTCGCTTGCTATTGGGCCGCTCGTGCCCCATGTCAGCGTAGGTGACACCAGACGCAAAGCATCAGCCGCTGCTTTGAAGGCTTCGACCACGCACCGCACACTAGCTTCAGTGTTGATCAGTGGGCTGTACCAAACTTCGAGCACACGCCCAGTGGGCTCCACGTCAAATGGAACAGTACTAGGGATCCATGATACGGGCAAGGATTCATATACATCCACATACGGCAAATAACTCTGTATCACAACACGCAAGCCGGCAGGTGTTCCCGCATCAGCCGCGGAAAGCAACGCAAGCACACGCTCGCGCAGATCTTCGATGTCTGTAGGTATGGCCACGCACGCAAGATCGCCACGCAGGAAATCCCACCACTGCACGAGTACGTCATATCCGCAGGTGCCGGGGTAAATAGCATCGCGCAAGTCCCCGACAAAATCACCAGGTGTCTGCCATGCTCTCGCGAGAGCGCGCACGAACCGCTCAGCAGCTTCCCCACGCCAAAAAAAACCATCTGGCAGGAGATCGCTGATGAACTGCTCGAGCGTGGCCAGGATGCTCATGAGAACGTCACGTCCCCCAGGTTCGCCAGCTCGCCTACGAGCGCGACAACGTCCGCTCCTGCCCCTTCTCCATTAACATCGTCCAGCGTGTGCGACTCCACACCCGGCGACGATCCGATTGCAGCGCTGATCTCGCTGTTGGCTATCGTGTAGCCCTTGAGCGTGTACCCTTCTGCCAGACGTGTCCCGATAGACTCGATCACGGCTGCACGTGTGTCCGCTGTATCGGGTGTGATCGATACCTCGAACGTATACGCCAAGAGCACGAGTTCTTTCACAAAAATGCGATCGTTCGTGCCCCGCACTGTGTCTTGCTCTAGGTGTGCCTGCAATACGGCGACCTGCGCGGCACTTGCCACGTTCACTTCATAGTCAGCCTGTTCGCCTGTGAGCTTGTTCGTGGGAAAGATGCCAACGGTACCGGCACCGAGCGCGGCACTTACCACGTATACCTCGCGAAACTGGCTATTAAACGTTAGCGAGCGTGTGCGGTATGCCGCAAGCGTGCGATCGGTGTCTCCTTGCGACCATGAGGCTTGCAAGAGTGTTTCTTTGAATACGTCATCGGCCGGGTTGCTGCCCTCAGATAAGGTCACGACTACAGCATCTGGATTGATACCATCATCGGCAGTATCGATCTGTAAGATATCGCCAGGTGCTCTGTTATAATCCGCACCTGTGGCGACGGCGTTAACGTTCACAACAGTTGTGCTCTCTACACCACTAAACACAACCCCGGAATCGAGCGTGTACACGTATCCGTCCGAGCTGGCAAGCTCCGTTCCAGCGTCAAGGCTTGCATTGATGCCTGTGATCTCTACAGAGCCTGTTGCCGTTGCCTCTGGCGGCACCTGGACGTTGCGGATATCGAGCCAATCGTCGAGATTACTGCCCGTGGCCCCGAACGGGGTAGCTTGGCTCGCTGCTTCGCGTGCCAGCAAGTAGAGCTGTTGTGTAACTCGCGCAATGATCACACGCAGACCAAACAACAAGTTGTTGGTCTTGAACGCATTGAGCCCGATCGTGCGATATTCAGCGTTCAAGCCCTGGCCGACCTTACGGAGGGTTTCCCCGAGTGATGGGAGGGTTATTGCTATCAGCTTAGGCAAGGGTTACCCCTTCCCCTTCCGTGCGTGCGCGCGCGCCGACGGTTCAGCATCACAAGCATGTCGATACTCGTGCAACAAGGTTGCGGCGAACATGATCAACGGTGCAACGAGCATACTTGCGAAACACAAACAGAAAGGATCGAAACGCTGTGACGTAAGTGCTGTAGCCCAGCACTAGCGCAACAACGCAAGCGGCCACAGTACAGATCGTGTATAGCCACGCTAGGATTGTGTGCTTTCTCATGTCAGCGTTACCCCTTCCGTGTCGATAATGATGTCGTGGTCGTACGCGCGCAGTGTGCGATCTTCGGCTACGGTCATCACGCCAGTGAGTTCAACAGCGGCGATCACACGCTCCATCTCGATTTGCTGAGAACTGCCAGTATTAGGTGTTTGCAGTAGCTCCTCGATAATTGAGCCGTACCCAGAGTCTTGCCACACGCTATCTGCGCGCTGTTCGAGCGTTGTGCCCATGAAGGCAGCAAGATTGCACAATTCTACAGGCACGCTCTGCGCAAAGAACGCGTCCAAGTCGATTGGTGTGTCACTCGGCATAGAGCACACCCAGCGGTTCGATATCCGGTGTTGGCGCTGGCGGTAGCGTGATTGGCGCTATGCCTGCGATTGGCGTGCTTGTGGCCGTAGGTGTGGCAACAGCGTTAATATACTCATGCCCGTGATCAACATGCGCCTGGCGCAGATCGTCTACCGATTGCCATGTAGGGATCTGCACAGCACTGCCACCGATCGTGCGAATCTCCACACGATCAGACTTGATCACGATCGTGATTTCGCCAAGCGTGATCGCGTGGTTGTCCGTAGGCGCCTGGATCTCGTATGGCCATGCGACGCGCTCAGTCTCGCTGTCTGCGGGCATCTCCACAAACACTCGCATGCCTTTGGTGAACGGACGCTGTACACCAGCACGTTCGAGCGCGAGCACTTCCGTCACGATCTCTCCTGCGATCTCGACATCGAGCCGTACCACGCCGTTGCTCGATTTGACGGCCGCTATTTTGCCCTGTTCACGCATCCGCGCTGAACAGCGACACGAGCACGGCCTGCGATAGATCCACAGTCTCATCGATCGTGACCGTCTCGAACAAGGCACGGGCCGCTTGAAACGCACCTTTCACGCCGCCTACCTGCACTTCGATGCAATCAGCAGTGTCGAACTTTTCATGGTCAGAAGTCATGCTCGGAACCTTTCGCTCTTGGTTAGTGTGTTTGGTTGCAGTCTGCCCGACGCCAGATAGGCATCAGGGAAGGCTAGGCTAATAGTATACACCCGTTTAGGGATATCAGCACTCACACTTTGCAGCACCAGGATCTCGCCCAGCTCTGGCACCTGCACCAGCGTCCCCGGCTCACCTGGCCACTCCGCAAGGCTTGCAGTAGCGACCACGGTAGAAGCCAGGGCCTTGCGCGCTTCCCAGTCTACCAACGCGCCGGCGCTTGCTCGCGACGTAGCTGCGCTGTTTGATAGCACGCGCCTTGACGCCCGTGCTTGCGAGGCGACTTGCTGTAGCCCGATTGAGATATCCGATCCTTCTTGGACATCAGCAGCTGCCAGCAAACGGGAACCCCGACAATACCAATCCCTGCGCCACTCAGCGATATTGATCTTGACCTGCAAAGGCTCACGCAGCGTGCCTAACACTATGTCTGGCAAATGTGCTTGCTCAAGCACAAATAACCGCGCTCGACCATGACTGTCGTCCGTGAGCACTACACGTACCAGCTCGGCCGCACGTTGGATTGCTTCACGATAGCTCTCACCACGCTCCATACGAAACCTCGCGAGTTTTCGCGAAGTCGTTGTGATCACGTTCACGCCCGCGCGTTGTGCAAGGTTGCGCACCATTGCTTCGATCGTTGTGGCGTTGAAAACCTCGTTACCCAACGCGTCGAATTTATCAAGCATGACAGCATGTGATCTTGCACCGTACGCGTAACCTCGCACACGATCACCATCGTGCGTTTCCAGATAGCCAGTGAATCGAATCTGTCCATCGTGATCGTGCACGACCACGGGTGCATCGACTTGAGCGGCCAGGTTCACGTGCGACTTGAACTGTACCGAACTGTGCGCTTCTTCGAGCGATCGAGCGATCACTAGTGACTCGAACGTGACCGGTGTGCCGTTGACGGTGATCACACCTGCACCCGTCCAATGGCAAACCATCTTGAGATGGCGGCACGGTTACGCTGCGCCAACACGTCTAAGTCAATGCCGGTATTTACAGATATTCCTTGCAGGGTTGACCCTGTGGCTATTTGTTGCTGTGCAAGCACACCGCCACCAAAAGGACCCACAAAAAGCATGAATTGTTCACGCATATCTAAGAGAGCCGTTGCATCGTAGCGCTCAGCATGCAGGAGCAAGCGTGCTTCGAGCGCGAGTGCTTGATTCTGCAACAGCTCGCCGCGCTCGGCAGTTTGCAGGCCCTGTCCGAGTTCTGCCAGCACACTTGGCACTTCACCTTCTGCTCTGCTCGGACTTGATATCAAAGCGTCCGTGACTTGCTCTGTGTAGTCCGCTCCTGTTTGCCCCGATGGCTCGAGCGTTAGCAACGGCCGTAACGTTTCCATCTGCGCCAATGCAGCGGGCGAATCGGCCAGATCACGACCGAGTAGGATAATCGACTCGGTGGCTGCGCTTGCGCTTGTAGGCGCCTGTGTTTGCTCTTGTTCAGGCAGAACTGTAAGGGCGAATTCCGCGCTGAACTCTACCCACTCGAGCGATTCAGATTCCCAATTTAGATCGTGTCGGATGCATATTGCCTGTACGCTACCTTCCCACGGAAACACGAGTGTTCCCTCACCAGCACGAAAAGCACGCCTGAGCGCTTTCGCTCGAGCGAGAGCATCGGCGCCAGTGATATACGCATCTACCTGCAAACGATCGTTGCTCGCTTGTAGTCCGTGCACCACGGTACCCTGACCAAAGCGGGTTTCATCCGCGACATCAAAGCCACCCGATATCGAACCACGCCGCACACCAAATGGTATGCTGGCAAAACTACCCGGCACAATTGCTTGGTAGTAGTCGGCTATGCGTTGATCGATTGTCATCAGCGTCGCCGCCGGCGTCCCTTGCCAGATTTAGACTCTAGTAGACCCAAACGCTGGCTAAGCGTTGCATTGCTCTTGACAACACTATCCGCCATTTGTTGGATCGGACGTGCCATTTGGACAGCAAGCACCTGTGCATCACGTGTGAACGCTGTCTGTTTCGCTTGCTCGTTTGTTGCGCGCACATTCACTACCTCGCCACTAGGAAGCACACGACGATCGACCACAGAAGTGCGAAGCTCTCGGCCTTCGTTCGCTTGCGCCAACGCCATGGCTTCCTGTAGACCACGCACACGTGCATCTATCGTTGATTTCTTATCTTGCCCAGCTGCACGCGACCTTTGTGCAACTTTGCCTGTTTGCACCTGGCCATCTTTGATAAACCCCTCACGTTCGGCATCGCGAACGAGCAAGCGTGCGACCTGGATCTGTTGCAGCTCGCTATCAACGACACCGTGCCTCGCTGCGCGTGCGCTTTGCGCTTTGCCGATCTTGCCGGTGCTGAACTCTTGCGCTTGCCTTAGCTCTAGGCTCTGCGCTTCTTGTTTCTTTTGCAGCTTCTCTTCGATTCCGCTGACATCAATGATCGCGTTTCCGAGTGCGTTGCTAACAGCGTTGATGCCGTCGAGAATCCCACCTATTCCCGCGGCAAGCGCTTTTAGAGCAGCGTTGAAGCCTTCCAAACGCTCAGCGTTGAATGCCTTCTCAAACGCCTGATCAACATCGTTCATTGCTTGCCGAGCCTGTGCTGCTTTGCTGGCGTTTTTCGTAAAGAAATCGTCCGCAACCGCTGTGCTCTCGCGTGCAGCGCTGGATATATCGTTCCATTTATCAACGTTCTGATCCAACGCTTGAAAAAATATCAGAGCTTCTTTTGATCCAAAGGCTTTCTGCAAAAGCGTAGGGTCTTTCGCTAGTTTGCTATTTCCGATCTGTGTGAAGATCTCACGCAAAGGTTTCAGTGTTTTGGTGCCATCTTTAGCCACATTGAACACCTTGACACCATGTTTGTTGAAAAGCTTCGCGTTGCCAGTGAGCGAGCCGATCAACGCTTTCAAGCCCGTGCCCGCTTCTGCCGCCGATCCAAACCCCACGCGTGCAACCTGCAATGCCGCGGCAAGATCGGCGGCTCCCTCGGTACCACGGCCGGTCACGCTCTTGAACTGGCTCGCAACCTGCTGTAGCACGGTACCCATTTCGCCAAGCGGAATCGAGCCTTGCTTTCCAGCTTCGATCGCTGCACTTAGGGCTCCCTCTAATTCCTCAGCACTGCCCTTGCCTTCGAAGAAAGCAGCGTTCAACGCGAACATTACGCCCGCAAGATCATCCATCACTTCCCGAGCGTCATCATCTACTTCTTTGACGGCTACGGTTGCTCGTGTAAGCACATCCATTTTCTTAGCGCTTGCGCCGGCCTTCCCTTCCAGATTGACCATGGCTTTTGCTGCGCCAAGTACGTCTGTTTTCGCGATGCCGGTTTGCTTTGATAACTTGGCGGCTACCCCGCGAAAGTTCTCAGTCTCCTCCGCTGTAAGACCACCTTGCACTTGAAGATCGGTTAACGACTCTTCGAGGTTGATTACGCGCTCGCGTGCCGCTGCCACACCGGCGATTGCCGCACCTGATGCAACACCGGCGACACCTTTTGCGACCCCCCCAAATGCTTTAGCAGCACCCCGTGCACCACGCCCGAGCGCACGCCCTATACGCTTTCCAACACGCTCAGCGGCACGCCCTAGTCGATCAAAGCGCGTGACTACCGCGCGTGTAAAATCGTCGCGTAAGCCAAGCGCGACTTTTGCCGCGAACGTGGGCACAGTTACCCAATCTGGTCTACAGCTGAGCCGTAGGTGAACGTCAGGGTTTCCGTTGTACCTTGGGTGATGTTCTGATTCACACCTTCGTCCACCACGAGTGTCACGTTGCCGAATACAAGCTTGCGTCCGTTGAGCAGCGTGGTCGTCAACGTGGCACCTTCTACCCGATCAAGCCACGACAGATCCTGATCCGTAACAGCCTGCATCGTGAGTTTGCCGCGCTTGTGTTTGAGCCGATGTTTGGGATCAGGAGTATTCGCATCATCGATTTCCTCGCGTACGATGCGCGAAGGCATCAAGTTCGTATCACCCAACGCTGTGAGTGACCGCGGACCTACTCCTGGGATATTAAACACACAGGTTGTCGTCTGTGCGCCTGGATTTAATTGCTGTGACATATTCTATCCTGGCTGGCGTCGTTGTATCAGCGAAGGGAAACGAGTGCACTCAAGGTCGTGCTGTTTTGGACAATGCGTGGATTCAAGCGCACGTTGAAACCCGTTTTGATACCACCTTCGGTGATCAATTCAACTGTTTGGATCACGGTTGCTGCATCCGCCAAAGGCAGATCGATCACAGCATCCCGGATCGCTTGATCCACAAGCTGGGAAATCTCCGCACGGATGGTGTCCAGACTGATGGCGTGCAGAGCCACCCCAGGCGATAGTGGCGCAACATCATCAACGATCGCTTTATCGAGCTGCAAAGCCAGATACCCGCCCAACCTGCGACCGAGCACACGCACACGCAAACGTGCGTCGATGCCAAACACTCGCAGATCTTCTTGTCCACCATCTGTTTTGCGTCGATTGGTCACTACACGAATAGCGAACGTGCTCGACCCTGCAGCACGTAGAGGAATAGCGCCGGCATCGAGCAATGTCGCCTTGTCGTACACGATCGTCGGCCGGTTCATTGTAAGAAGCAAATCGATCGTCTGCGGAACCGTTTCGCCGCGCGTATTGATCGTTCCCTGGATCGCGTTGAGCATGTTGATCGCGGTCTCGATCTCCCACTCTGGCGCATTGGCCGCTGCCACGTAGCTGCTGTGGAAGTCATTGCGTGCATCGAAGAGCGTCACAGTTGCCGAACTGGTATCGTTGCGTGCTGTGATTGCGTGAGGGAACTGCGAGTTTTCCCAGCGATCAACGAGCCACTCTTCGATATCATCGAACCATGACGTACTGTGGAACGGGTGTAGGTACCAGGTGTGGTCTTGCACGATGTTCGTGCTATCGAACGTAGGAGAACCTGTTGCATCTGCGTTGTTGACGATCTCAAACGACACGCCAGCGACGCCGCTTTCTCCACGCTCGGCATAGAGATCCACTGATAGCGGCGTGCGTGCGATATGCTCACCGCCGTCGGTCGACGTGATATTGACTTGATTGGCGTTTACACCATCAACCACGGCGGTGAGCGGTAAGTCGGATGCGGCCAGGGCAGCGGCCAAGAGCGTTGCGTGTGCCGTGTTGCTAGTACCTGTGGGCACACCCACAGGTAGCTGGTATGATCCAAAGCGCCAGTAATTTGTGCCCGCTTTCGTGGAAGTGCCCGTGATCGTCACTTCCCAGGTATTCGTGGTCCACGTGCTGGCATCGACCCCGAACGCGTACAGATCGAAATCCGCTTGCATGGCCAGTTCGAAAAAACGCGCCACAGCAGCCACACCATCCGACTCGCCAAAGAACGCCGCACCTTGCTCGGAGTCGAGCACACGTGTTGGCGTATCTGGCGTACCCGTTCCGGCCGACGAGATTGGCGCAATCAAAAGCACGCTTTGCGGCTGCTCGAGAGCGGCATCAGCAAGACGAAAGAGAACTGACGCTGAGGGTACTTTTGACATGCTATGGCCTTGTAATTACCTGGGTGCTATTGGCACTGATAAGCTGCTCCGTGCCGCTGTACAGAACGGCCACGTGATAGCTGCCTTCTGGCACAGCGCTGAACTCGACAAGCCCCTTTAGAGTAGCAGGAGAAACACTCTGGACAACAGCGGAATCAGCGTCCAAAAGCGCGATAGCCTCTGTCAAATCGGCTACCTGATAAAAAGCGGCCACAGTAGCCGGTGATTCCGTTACACCGGCTGGTGTACCGATAACTATTGTACGTTGCATCGATTTCGCCAATCGTTCGTGATCGGGTGTGTACTGGCCTGTTGCTGTTGAAACAACACCCAGCACGTTGGCACGTGCAGATTGGTGACGTATCTCGGACAAGATGACCGCACGTATTGTGTACACGGGAATTCCGTCCGATATACTGGCATCCTCGTTATACGAGGTTGACTGCACGTTTGCGTATACTGACTGCCCTGTGGTTTCCAGTACCGTTTGCGCTAACTCCAGAGTGAACCACGCAAGATCGCGAGCGTGTTGAAACGACTGTTGCCGGGATACAACCGTTAGGCGTGTCTCGAGTGTGACCTTTGCTACGCCAAGTTGCGCTCGCTCCCTGTCATGGGGCTGGATCGACACGTCAAGGAGAGTTTCCGGAGTATCGGGTGAGTATCCACCCAGGCCACGAGTCACGCGATCTGCAAGCCCTTGCGCGGCGAATAGCTGAGAAATCGCGGTTTCTGTTGCCAAAATGAGCGTAAACAACATCAATGTAATGGTAGGCCCAGTACTGCTCACCTGTACAGTGATTTTTCTTGGATAAAACTCTTGACCTGCCCGCGATTAACGGGCAAAGTACTGAGTATGTCGAACAGCAAAATCCGAACCGTTATTACCAAAGCCAAAGCGTTTCGTTGTGAACCCGCACGGAAGTACAGATTCCGAGTCGGGCCTGTACCTGTTGTGTGCGTTTGGGATGCGGTAGCAGGGTACTACACTACGTGTCACAGTCTCTCGGAGTCAGAAATGGCGCGGATTCGGAAGATTGCGCTCGCTTAGCGTGAATGATCCCCCGGGCAGGTTCGATTCCTGCCCCACGCACCACGCGCAATCAAGCGCGCTTTTACCAAAGGATGAAAAAGATGATGATCTCGCTAGGATACAATCCCTCACTTCTCGCTGTTGACCTTGCTCGAGAGGACCTGCAAAAGGCAGGTCCGGGTGGACACACAGTCAGCTACCAACTGTGGGCTCCGGGTGCCGGTCCGAAGCCGGTGACCCTAGCGATCACGAACCCCCACGTCCACGCGGCCCCGCCCGCTGCGCAGCACGTGTACGCCGATTGTCTCGGCGGCGAGTCGTCCCGGTACTCCGAGCACGAGATAGGGGCGGCTGTGAACTGGCTAGTCAAGAACGGTCGCGCGAACGATGCCAAACGCCTGGCCGAGATCACGGATCCCTGCGGCATCGGCGCGCTCGCTCTGCTGTCCTTTGGGAGCGCTGATGAATCGTAAAACGCAACGGTAACTCGAAAGAATTCGGCTAGTCTTTTGGCCACACTTTCGAGTAAAGAAGCCGCCCGGATCGTGGCGCACTGTGCAGACAGGGCCAGGGCAAGGGACGAGTCGGAGCTTTGCGCCGGAGCATCGACCCAGCCGCCCTGAAAAGGATAGCGACAATGACCATGTACGCGATTCAGATTCTCGGACAGAACGCATCGACGGCACGGACCGTGGTCCGTGGGGCTGAGATCCACAACGGCGCCCCGCCCGATTTGGTACCAGACGGGTATCTGGCCGTCGATTCGGTCCCTGAGGACCCGTTCTCGGCCACGCTTGCCGTGTTCCCTGACCGTGCTGCCGCAGTGGCAGCCGGCGATGACGCGCGCTGGAATAACCAGCGCTTCGCGATCGTGCCCCTAGGCCAGGTCCCTGGCTACAGGAAGGTAGCCGGGAAGATTCGCCGGGGCGAAGTAGTCCGAGAAGTGGTGATTTTCTGATCACAGGCGCGGCCCGTCGCGCCAAAAACCAATAGGAGGGATACAAATGACGCCAAAGTTGCCACGTGTTACCGACTGCAAACACCATGTCCCGACTCCGCCCGTTGACTGTTTCTGTGTCTGGGTTGATAACCCAGGATCGGGCGGGGGGAAAACGCGACTCCACGGAACTTGCAGTCCGTGCATCGCGATGTACCAGCGAATACGCCAATTTGGCTACTTATGTGGCTGCAAGGATGGGGTCGCTGTGCTGACCCCTGACTGGCTGCCAATACGGCGGCAGAGATACAAATGATTGAACACACCTACCAAAGAGGCTACGGCCTCGGTGAGTCATGGAACTCGCCCAAGATTCCCTTGACGATCCCGTGGAACCCAGAGTTCCACGCTGCCCAGTTCGCTGGGCGCAAGGTTTTCGGCAACACGCCGCTTGCCGCGGAGATTGGCGAGTTTGTGACCCGTTTTTTCTGGACTCGTTCACGCCAGGACACCGAGCCCCGAATGGACGAGATTCTGGAAGCCGCCCGGGTTCGCGCGGTGACCTATCGCTGTCGAAAGGCAGAGAACGTGACCGGAAAACAAGGCCCATACCTGGTGACGGAGCAGAAGGACGGATCGGTGGTGCTCGAATACCGCAACCAATCGATCGGTGGTGGGGTACCAAACACACCGAGCTATCCGTACGGGCCCTACTATACCCAGACCGCGCTCCAAGTCTGGGAGCCTAAAAGACTCCTAGCCCTGCCTCTCAGGTGAGGCTGTTTCCACACACGTCACTAGGGCCTGGCCACAGCCCGAGAATAACGGCAAATTCGTGCCGTGCCCGAACGCGCCCCAACCCTTGCTCCCTCCATGTGTGCTCCTATAGTGTTGCATACACAAGCAACACAATCGGAGCACACCCATGCAGTCGAAACCATCACGAAAATCCTCAAAACCGCGCGCAGTCGTGTACGCGCGGGTTTCGTCGATCGATCAACGAGACAAGGGAACGATACGATCCCAGTTGACGAACTTGCCCGAATTCGCAGCCGCACGCGGTTGGCACCTGGTAAAGCCCGCAAGCGCGTACGTTGACGACGGACTATCGGGAACAACAGGTGCCGACAAACGCGAGAGCCTAGCCGCACTCTTGGCAGACGCTCGCGCCGGGTTGTTTGATCTCGTCGTGGTGCAAGGGATTGATCGGCTCACGCGAACAGACGATTGGCACGAGCGCGCGGCAGTGTTCGGGGCATTTCAGCGCGCCGGCGTACGCATAGCAGACGCTAGCACGGGCACGATCCACGATCTAGATACTGACAGCGGCGATCTCCTGGTAGGAGTGGGCGCGATCTTCGCTGCGCGCGAGCATAGGGCGATTCGTGAGCGCACAATGCGCGGGCGCAGGCGTTCTTTGGCAGAGGGTAAAAAGCCACAAGGCCCGAACCCGTATGGTTATAGCTACGATCGCAACACCGGCCATTTACTTCTGTGTGAGCATGAGGCTGCTGTCGTGCGCGAAATCTACCAGATGATTCAGGGTGGCTTATCGTGCCACTCTGCAGCGTTGGCGTTGAATAGACGCGACGTGCCCACACGCAAGCGCAAAAATCAGGCTCCGGTCTGGGATCGGGGAGCAATCTACAGGATCCTAACATCGGCTACGTACCGGGGTGAATACGTAGCTAATCGACGTGAAAAACTCTCGCTTGCTGTACCTGCCATCGTGTCTGACGCCGAGTGGCACAAAGTGCAAGCTCTCCTTGCCGAGCGCTCGAGCGCTCCACGCACGCGAACAAAGCGTATCGCGTATGCCAGCGGGCGTGCGATCTGTGCTCTCTGTGGCGGTAATATCGGGATAGCGTACGGCGCAAAGCGCGCCGGCAAGAAAATACGCTATTACGTGTGCATGAATGGACAACGTCCTGTTGATAAATCGAAGCGGTGCACGACCAAATGGCGCCGGGTTGAGCATGTCGATATGCTCTTATGGGAAGCGATAGCAGACGCTATCAGCAATCGCTCGGGGCTACTCGAAGCGCTCAACGCTACGCAACCCGCTGATCTCAAGGATAACGCCAAAGATCTCGAGCAAGCGCGGCAACGGTTAGCGCGTCTGGACAGCACAGAACGTGGACTTGTGGCCAGGTTCCGGTCCGGGCTGCTCGAACTGTCGTTGGACACAACCTTGGCCGAGATCGCGAACGAGCGCGCTGCCCTCCGTGCAGAGATCGCGGAGTCGGAAGCCGTAGCGCGACACGCCACACCCGAAGAGATCGTGACTACACTCGATGATCTGCGCCAGCTTATCCAAGCAACCACGTCCGACGAACGCGCGGCAATTGTAGCTGCTCTCATCCCAGGCAACGGCCAGTACAAGATCGTGATCGGCCCCGATTCCATCGCCGCAACCCTGTGTCTGTTACCTGTTACGTTCTGCTTAAAGGACGAGTCAGACAACAGACGCGCGCTCGACTGGCGGATCGCGGCGTAGTCTTACTTGACTTGGCCGTTAATAACGGTGCAAAAACAACGCATACGACAAAGTACTTTGTGATTTCCAGGTTGACTTGTCCGTTAATCGCGGGCTATAAGTGAGGAATGGAAAACAACATCGCTGAAATCGTTGCTCTCGTTCTCTCTGTCCTGGGTGTGTCGGGCGGCGTCACGGGCGCCGTGGCTCTACGCACCCTGCGTCGCCGGGCGCAGGCGTTTTTTGCCCGTTCCAAGGTCCCCGTCACGATCCTGGCCCACAAGGACGCGCTCGACGGTGCGCAAAAGCTTGAGAAAGCGCTCAAGGCGGACGCGATCCCGCACGTGAGCGTAACCTGCCGGCCCGAGGCTGTCGGGCAAGCTAAGGTCGTGGTCGTGTACCGGCCTGATGGCGTGAGTGCGAACACGTTGATCTCGGATGTGCGCGAGTTTGCGCCCACGGCCATCGTGCTCGTGCTGTTCGCCGGGCGCCTGGGCCTGGCCCCGGACAACTTCGCGGCGATCCACCTGTCCAACAGTGAACTGCGCCTGTGGGGGGACGTGCAAGCAGCCACATCCAGGATCGGGGTGGAACTGTGAGCTGGGCGCTGTCTGATTTTTGTCGCAACCTTCGCTGGTTTCTCGTCGATTGCGCACTTGTGTTGCGCAACCAGCAAGTGACAGGCTTCACTGACGGATTGCGCCACTGTGGCTACGATGCGTTTGCTGCTGGTCTGTTCGCGTCCGGCCAAGGACTCGAGTACCGAGTCGCGTGTTGGAATCCTGCGGCGTATGCCAACGGCTGGCAGGTAGGGCAGTGGAGTACCCTGGCGACTGGTATGCACGAGTGATGAGCGGTCTTGCTGGTACCAAAAAGGCCTGGAGAACAAGCCCCAATCCCTGATTCACGAAATCGCCCACGCGGCGTTCACAGATTCGCGGCCCTGTGCCACTAGTTAGCCATGAAACAAAAAATCTGTTCCGTCCTATTGCTGCTGTTTGCGCTGGGTGCTGTGGCTGGGTGTGAGGGGCCACCAAACACATGGGTGACACCCTGTGTGTTTGCTCCCTCCATAACCGAGGTTGCTCCAGGCGAGTACGCTGTTGAGTTAACCTACGATCAGGAGACGTATTTCGATAGTATCTGTCTATACGCCCGCGAATCAGAACTTGCGTTGTCTCTGATTCAGGTGAACAACACCGGAGTAAGCATCATCGGCGCGGCCAGCGGTTCACAAACGGTCTGTCTGACGCCGGATGATGGTGCGTTCGACGACTTGCACTTTTACGCCGGTGTTACATACCGGATCAAAGCGTTTTCCGACGGTGCAAAACCATCGCTACTGATAACCCTTCCTTCTTACGGCGTATTGAGGTTAACCCAGTACCAGAAGGAACCGTACAAGAAACCGGCTGCTGTTGCTGTTGTTCCGTTCAGTACAGTTCCTGCACTATTGTAGAATAGCGCATCTGACGGGCTAGGCCTGGGTTTGACAGAGTATAAGGCACCCGATCCCGCGCCTAACTGCGCCGTGCCTGAAAACTGGGCGTCCTGTACGGTTAAACCGCGTGCGTTGCCTGTGGTGCCGTAGGGCAACCCTGTAAGGGTTACAGCCGATCCACTGGGCGTAGCACCTGACCACTCGACCCTGAAAGAAACGTGCACGATATGGCCTATGCGCTGGTAAATCCCGTCCCTGACGCCGGGGTAGCTTGGTGTCGCTAGCCCTCCGCCCACACTCGGTATCCAGGTTCCGAGCGCAAACATGGCCATTTCCACGTTATCGGGCACGTACGCAGCGGGCGGAACGCTCACGACCACATTTGCGCCCCCGTCCCAGCCCGAGGGCACTTCCAGCGCGAACGTGTTGGCCGCGCCTGCAACAGGCTCGCGCATCACTAAGCCCCCGCTCTCCACCTTTGCGCGCTCACCGTTGGGTTCGTCCGCGTAGCCCACGAACCGCGCATCAGGCGTTGTCGTGTACGCCCATTCGGCCGGCGCAGCCACGCCTTGCACGAGCAATGGCAGCAACAAGTCACGGAGCTGCGTATCGATATCCGGTGCGGGCGTGCCACCGAGGCCAATCACAAGGTTGCGCAGCTCTTCGAAGAGCATGGTAATCGACTCAGGGCGCAAGCTTGTGGGCGGCTGAACGCCTAGATTCTGGAAGGTGCCCAGCTCCATTGCTTCCCCTGTAATTTGGGCAGCGCTCAGGTAGACAGGGGGGATAGGGCCGTTATTACCGGCTGGGCCGAAGTTGCGATCCATGGGCCCTAAGGTACCATGAGACACTGCGCGCCTGAGCAGTGATTTTTCTGACGGAAAAGGTTTGACTTGCCCGTTATTCGCGGGCTATAAGGTTAGACATGATCAACAACGCTGCCACCACAGACATTCATCAGCTCGCAATTCAGACCCTGGTCGCTGCCTGTAGGCGGCAGATCTGGACACGGCCCGATAACGATGTCGGCGCGCGCCTGAGCGCGTGGGTGCTAGTTCATTTACACAACTGCGCGCCTGAGCAGTGATTTTTCTGACGGAAAAGGTTTGACTTGCCCGTTATTCGCGGGCTATAAGAGTTAGACATGAGCCACAAACGCGAACTCAACCGATTACCCGAGCAAATCGCCACCAAACCGACGAGTGGCGATGTCGTGCGGGACTTGATCGGACGATAGGATAGTCAACATGAGCAACGAGTGCTATCAACACATTCATTTCGATGTCGTCTATTATGGGAAGGTGTGCGATAGGTGTGGCAAGCCGAAGGATCACGCCCAGTCGCACTGGTGCAGGACCTGCGAAGCACTCCCTGCATGTCAAGAGTGCGGGGAGCCCAGACAGGATTGTACCGCAGGACAGGGCGGGCACCCATGCAGTGGCTCCGGCGACTCGATCAACGAGCAGTGGCTCCGGCGACTCGATCACAGATGGGATTGACCGCAGTATGACGACCGCGCGGAACTTCTTGATCGGACGGGTGCCCGGCGATGATCGGTCGGTGTGTCGGGACGCAAAAGTTTTACTAGTAAAACTCTGAGCGGGCTTTTTTACGAAAAAGTTTTGACTTGTCCGTTAATCGCGGGCTATAAGAGGGTGACATGACATTGAAACCAACCCAGATCACCACCACATGCAAGGTCGGATATTTTACGATCACCTTGCATGCAAAGTCGCTCGAACTCCGTACCTCGCCACGCCACAAGCTCCGTGGGTACGATACCATGGCCTTTACTCTGAGCGTGGCCATTGGCGAGATAGAGATCGTTTCCACGCTCTACCATCGAGGCGAGGAAAGACAGTTCAATGAGACCCCTACCGAGCTGGCCACCGAGATCGCACAGCGACTCCAGGCCCCTGCCCTGGTCGATGAACTGATCCCGGAGATTGGCTCTCTTTACGCTGAACTGTCAATTGTCAATTGCCCAGCCCTAGAAACAGCAACGTAGCTGTTTCTAACACCCACACCACTGTATACGACTCCGCTGGCGACGCCAGCGTGAGCGTTCCGTACACACCATCGCTACCGATAGGCCACTGGACCTTGCTATAGCCTTCTGATCGGCGCAGTTCAAGCAGCGGGTTGTCTACAGGATAGCCGTGCTCATCGAGTAACTCAGCCACGTGCTTGGCCCTAGATGCGTGCTCATGCAGGACGCCACGGACCGGGAATGCTGCGCCGACGGTTGGCGTTCCCGTGCCATCGGAACCGAATACAGCGTGGGTCTCTTGCTCGAGTAGAGCCACGCTATCGCTCCACCAATCAGGCAATGTCGCTGTACTCGATCTCGACCACGAGTATGCCGGCCGTGAGCGCAGCGACCGCGATCGTCAGATCGATCTTGCTCGCGGCCACGGGAGGCAACGTGCTAACTTCTTCGCCCGACGCATCGAACGTGCTCACTGCCGCTGCTGCGTAGATAGTGTCCGCGCTGTCGCCGTCGAGCGCGACCGTGGCCGTTGCCCCCGCTAGGTTGCCGTCATGGATCAGGCGCGCACTCGTGATGAGCTTCTCGCTGGCGAACGTGATCAGGTTGGCGGTGCCTATGTCCCCCAGGTCCGCGGCGAAACCCTCCGCGAAGTTCAGCGGCACGGTGAGTTTGCCGCGCTGGCGCACCGGCCGCGTTGCCACGACGGTGAGCCCGGTGTCGGTCTCTCCTTTGGCGCGCTCGGCCCACCCGAAGGGCCAATCCGTGACCATGCCTGTGAGCACGTCGCTCTGCGCGTGATAATACAGCGCCTGGCCAGCGGCGATCACTTCAGCAGCAAACACGCTCTCCGTGTACTCCGGTCCACCGAGAGTGGTAATGATCGCCTCCCCCCCGAGCGTGCCGTCATTGGTGACGATACCGACGACATCAACCAGTGTGGCAAGTGTGCCTTTGAGATTGTCGGCCGCAGGTGTGCCGCGCACCAACTGCTTATTGCCGAGATACCATTGTCCTTGTGCCATTATATCGCTCCTATTTTTGCACGCTATTGTGGGGATTATGGGGATACCGAATCAGTCTTGACACGATACGCATACTTGCCTGGATGCGTTCGGTTTGCAGCGTAGGAGTTCTGCACCCTGATCCATAGTCCGTCTTGTTCCCGTGGATCCACGGTTTCCCGCAATTCCACGCGCATCTCATGCCCTGCCACACGAGCGACCACAAACGGACAAAAATTGGTCTCAGGTCCAGGCCACAGATTCACGGTGTTGGCCGGCTGGTACAATGTCTCGTGCGAACGCGCGAAAAGATTACGAAGGTAAGGCAGTCGCACGCGATCCGCGCGGTTGTCGAAGTTTTCCGGCGTCATATATTCCCACCAATCGTCATACAGACTGGTCGGGAAGATCGCGACGGTCGGACGCAGCGCACGTGTACGGTTGTCGTCCACGTTGGGATCAGACCCCGCAGGACGCGTAACCGGCTCCTGTGCATCCGCATGTGTGCGTACCGCGATAAAGTTGACCTTGAAGTCGATCGCGGCGTTGCTGATCACGTAGCCGCCAGAGTATGCGCTCGGCAGGGAGACCACACGCACAAACTCGCGTGTTTCACCTGCAGCATACAGTTCTCCGAGCTGGCCAGGGATCGTGATCAACGCGTTGAGATCATCTTGGACAATAGCACTGTAATCGATCAAGTGCACATGTCCGTATTTGAATGCTCGATAGCTCCCTTCCTGATCGTACGCGAAGATCGGATGCAACTGCTGGTCCACAGCCAGCGGATCGAATTTGGCCGCAAGATCAACGTGTACCTCTTTGTGTTCGAGGAAATCCGTAGCCGTACGCTGGCGCGCAAGTTGGGCCAAGGGAAGGCTCTCACGCATATACCCGCCAATTAGCGCTTTTCGCTGAACATCCTGAAACGTGGACGGCAGATCTGCCGGCACGAGACCAGATCCACGCTTGTTGTAATAACGCCCGCCGTCGCGTATCTCCACACCACTGGATTCCAGCGCGCGCTTGCGCGACTCCGCGAATAAATCGCGCACGAACGTCTCTTTGGTTTCACCGTAACTACGTACTCCGATCGACTCGGCGTATTGCTGCAATAGATACAGCGTTGAACGCATCTGATAGTCCTGGTCAATCTGACGTGCAGCCTTCTCAAACTCCTCGTTGCCCTGGTGACCACGTGCCAGCAGGATTGCACCGAGTGCCTCACTTGCGCGCTGGTGACCCGGCTCGCCACCGGCAACAGTCGGCACTCGCACCGGGCTCTCAGGCTCGGTTGCGATCTCTGCTCGAACCATGGCCCCCAGTACAAGCGCACTCCCACCCGACTCTCGGATCAGACGCTGTGCTGTGTCTTTGTCCAGCTTCTCGATCGCGATACCGGACACACGCTCGAAAGTTGCTTCATTGGTGCTGGCGGGCTCGGGCTCAGGTTTTGGCGCCCGAGTGTGCTCGAGTCCGCGCTTGATGCCGGTTTCTACGGCGCTTTCAATGATTTGCTGCAACTGCTCGGGATCCATGTTATCGCTCCTGTTTAATTTGCTTTGGATATCTGCGCCGGCCCACACCATTGAGCCTTCGCGTGGCCACCAATCGCGAGTTTCGTACACGGAAAGGCCGTCATCTCGCTGCTCAATCAGCATGATCGTGCTGTAATCAAAACCAACGGACGTTGAATCAAGCGACCCACGCTCGATCGCACTGATCAAGGGTTTTCCCTTTGCGTCAACGGTCAAATCTGGATCAAACAACCAATCACCATCGACCCGTTTTGTGCCGCCGTCGAGATGCACGCGAAGATTCTCGATCTTTCCCCAGCGATGCTCCACGCCTGGCATCCATCCGCCGTGATCACGTAGGATCGGCACGGAATAGATGCCCATTTCGCGCCAGCGCTCGATAGTATTTGCGTCGATGACAAGGCGCATTTGCACTAACCCTACACCACGATGATACTCGCGCACGAGCGAATCAGTAGCGAGCGTCCCGGGCACCTTCAAGATCCCATTTTCGAGCCTTTCGCTACTGCTTTCCGCCCGCAAACATGCGAATTTGTCGCTGATCCGGGTTATCTGAGTCGGTCTCTTCGCTTCCAATGCGCGCTTGCTCATCTTCGATCTCCTGGAAAACTTGCTCCGGGTCGCGCCCAGATTGCAATATCACTTCCCGTTTGGATTTCACACCACTTTCGATACGGATCTTATCGGCGTTGGCTTCTTTCTCCGGGTCAATAGCGCTTTTACGTCCTGGTAGCCACTGGAATACAACCTGTGAGTGGTCCCTTCCTGCCAACATTTCCGCTTCCACGAACCAGCCCAAAACCCTCTGCATGCCCACCAACCAATCACTGAGACGCGAAAACTCTTCGACAGCCTCATCGCGCTGTGTGATGGCCCAACGAAGCCCCGAATAACTTGCCCCTCCTGCTGCCCCTCCTGCAACCTCAGCCGTTAACCCTTGGCCTGCAAACACACGCGCGTTTTGATGTTCAACAGGGAAATGGTTAGCTTTAGGTTCAATGCTCGTGACACCTTTGGCTCCGTGCACAATGGCAAACGATCCTGGTGTCAGCTCCTCAATCACATTACCCTCCGCGTCCGTTACTCGAGTACCCAGATTCAGGATATCCGTGCTCAAATGATGGGGCTCCGCCATGATCATCGCGCTCATACACGCTGCTACGCGCGATTGGATCAACGCTGTCTCAGCGTAGTCAGCAAGCTGCGCGTCTGACGCTATGGCCGCATGCATCACTGGCAAACCGTCTATCTGGTCTGCCTCCGGTGCGTAACGCAGCCACACCAAATCATCAAACGGGATGCGTATTGCGCCTCCGCCCCAGAAATCGGGCTGTGTATTTTGCGATACCATCCACACTGCTGTAGGTAATCCGCCAGCAAACTCCAAGCCGTCTATAATGATACGTGTGCCTTTTCCTCCCAACGATTGCTTGCCACGGTCCCGATACCTGCCCGGCCA